CAATGGGAGGTGACAACGTTAATTATGGGCTGGATATAATAGCTGAATATCCAGAAACAGTAAGTGGCATTACAAGTGATGCAATGGTAGCTTACATAAAAAATGATTACAACACAGGTTGGATGCCAGGTGATATTAAATTAGCCACCTTGATCGACACTGATGATACTGACGTTTCTGCTACCAATACTGAATTCTTAACAGGAAATGATAGTAGTTTTACTAGTGGACTGGGAAGTTGGCAAGGGTTTAACGCAACTCTTTCAAGAGTAAATAATGCTCTAAGAGTCGCTGATAATGGGGGATACTCTTCTGCTTATCAAACTATTACTACAGTAGTAGGTAAGCAATATGTATTTTCTGCAATCGTTAGTAATAACGGTGACTGGGCTACAATTTCAGCAGGTTCAATTGCTCCAGCAGGAAATGCCTGGGGAAATTATGGATACACTAGAACTCAATCTAATGGCACATTTACCTTCACATTTACTGCAACAGCTACTACAACGTATCTAATTTTAGGTTCAGAAGGCTCTACATCAACTGATTACGATAGTTTGTCTTTGAAAGAAGCTGAAGAAGATCGCAGCGTGAACCGCAATGGCTTACAGGTGTTTGGCACTGTAACCAAATCGGCTGTAGCTACTGGTGCTGATCTAGTAAGTTATCGTAGCAGTAGCGGTTCATATCTAGGACAACCATCTGCAGGCAACCTAGTATTAACAGATGACTTTTCTGTTACCTGGTGGCAAAAACACGACACTGTTGCAGGAATCTATGAGGGATGGCAAATCGCTGAAAATGATATAACAGGTGCTTCTAATTATAGTAAAGTTGTCATAAGCGCAATGCATGAAGTGTCGTCCGCACAATATCTAATTAGAGGAAATAACGTAACCGGTGCATCTGTTTCCAATGGTATCGATTCTGGTAGTTGGACATGTTTAACCTTAACGAAGAAAGGTTCTACAATAAAACTTTACACAAACGGAGAACTTTCTGTAACAACAACTGGAACTACGTCTACTCCAAGTAATCCATATTCCTTAGAAATATTGCGATGGAGTTATGCAACTACTCGTTACTATACTGCAAACTCAGAATTATCATTGTTTAGAACGTCTAATACAGTCCCATCCGCAGAACAAATCAAAAAAATCTACGAGGACGAGAAGGTGCTATTCCAAGAGAATGCTAAGTGTACTTTATATGGTTCTAGTGATTCAGTCACAGCATTAGCATATGATGATGATACAGAGTTGCTTCATGTTGGCGGCCCTCAAGGACGTAGTGTGTTTCAAGGTCTAAGAAGAATAGATAACACAACAGATGCAGTTGGAGCAGCTATCAGTGCATCAAACGGAATGGTAGCAGAGGATTAGACGATGGTAGTAAAAGTAAGTAAACCAGAAATAAATGTAAGAGAAAAGATCAGTGAGCTTGACAAGCCAAGTGGTACAGCTGGTCAAGCAATGTTAGCTGCCAAAACACCACAAGAACAGTTCAACCTGATTGGTGCTGGTCGTAGGAATTTATTGCATAACAGTCAATTTATGATCAGTCAAAGAGGCGATTTCGAAACCAGTGCAGTAACTGTAAGTGCAGGCACACCCACATTTACTGTAGATAGATGGTTTACATATGCAAACGGAGCAACAGTTTCAGCGCAAATATTAAACACTACACTTCCAACTGGCGAGAATGTTAAAAGTCTCAAAACAATATATACTGGCAGTACTGCTGGATCTTGGTTACACCCATCACAAAAAATCGAGCCTGAACATTGGATGAGAGGACAACCAATTACTTTGAGTGCTTGGGTTCGAACTAATATCGCTGATTATAGACTTAGAATTTGTGATACTATTAATTGCTATATGATTGGCGATGCAATTCCTGCTGATGGAAACTGGCATTATATAACCGCCACACATATCCTGCCAGACAACATGGGTTTGCATGAAGATGACTTAACAAAAAATATACAGATACAGCCAGCATTCCAGACCACCTCTCAAACTTTAGTACAAAATGTATCTTTTGTTGAGTTTGCATTAATGCAAGCAGAAATTGGACCAAAGGCAACTCCTTTTGATTACAGAACATATGCTGAAGAATGGCAAATATGTCAAAGATATTATCAAAGATTTGGTGCAACAGATGTACCGGCAACCACAGATTACACCGGTATTGCAACAGCACATGGTACAAGTTCAGCATGGTATGTTCCTATTGTTTTACCAGGAGGACGTATGCGAATAGCGCCAGATCTAAGTTACAGTGCAGTTAGTGATTTTAGGTGTACGCTACAACACAGTGATAGTGATACAGTGACTAGCATAGGATATGGTTATAATAACCAACTTAACCCAATGTTAAGTGTACAAGCAGGAAGTAATGGGGCAAATAGAACCAGAATTTTTGGTTGGACCGGAACAACTACTGCTTGGTTGGCTTTTGAAGCGGAGTGGTGATAATGAATATTACACAAGTTAAATTTTTACGACATCCTGAAACAAATGAATTTCACAGTGTGAGTTTTATATTAAATGGATACAATGTTGAATCTCCTATGAAATTAGGAAATGCAGGCTATAACAAATTGTTAGATAAAATAGTACAAGATGGAAGCGATTTCATTGAACAAGATCTTCCAGAAATTATATCTCAACATATTGATCTAAGAAGAAATGATCCAACAACCTTTTATGAATAAATATGTGTAACAACTAGGACACACATATGCCCATTAACAAGTTACCTACACTAGCATTAGAATCAAATGCAATCACCGCAGATCTTATAGCCTCTGGCGCTATCACCGCTGCGGATATCAGCGATGGTGAAATAACAGCAGCAAAACTACACACAACACTTGACTTTAGTACAAAAACATTTACAATGGCAAACGCTCATGTAACACAAGCAATGGTTACACAACACCAAGCAGCACTGAGTGTTACTGAAAGTCAAGTTAGTGACTTACAAAGCTATGTGTTGCCCAATACCAGTCCTACGTTCACTAATACAACACTTACAGGTTATCTAGCAGGCCCTGCTACATTTACTATAGATCCTGCAGCTGTAGGCGACAACACTGGTACGGTTGTTATCGCAGGCAACTTACAAGTTGATGGCACAACAACAACTATCAACAGTACTACTGTTGAAATCGATGATTTAAATTTAACATTGGCAAGTGGAGCATCAAATGCTGCCGCAGCAAATGGAGCTGGTATTACAATCGATGGTGCAAATGCTACGATCACATATGATTCTACCAACGATGAATTTGATTTTAACAAAAACATAAACCTGTCAGGCAATACAGCATACGGTACATTTGATGGAACACTTGTGGGCAATGTCACCCAAGCCAGTACAATCACAATTACAAACACACAACAAACAGACAGAGCATTAAGACTTGGAACTTACAGCGATGACAGTGCAAGCTACTTTGGACCTTTAAACAATACTGCAAGTGATGAATTAATAGATCTTGGAACAAGTGATGGTAGATGGCGCAATTTAAATATTAGCAGTCAAGCTAATGTAGGCTCTTTAATTAGTTTAGGAAATGTTGGTATTGGTACGACGAGTCCTAGTTATAAATTAGACGTATTTAATAACACTACAAATACAGGATCACAATTAAGAGTTAAAAATGCATATTCCTCAGGAGGCTCTAGCGCAAACGCTGTTATTAATATTGACGGTTATGGAGCAAGTACTTTAAAATTATGGCGTAACGGTATCGAAGAATGGAAATTAGACAGAATCAGTAATACTGATGATTTAGGACTATACGCTTATGGCGGCGCTGTTAGCGGAGGTGCAGGGGTAGGATTAGTACAATTTTGGGATTATGACACAGGTAATGTTGGTATTGGTACTAGCAGTCCTAGTAGTAAATTCCATGTCGAAGGAGGAACAACGACTCTAAAACATTCAGGAGAAGCAGGACCTCACACATATCGATCTGGAAACAACGGTAATGATTTTAGATTTTTCAGTACCAATGGTACTTTTGCTAATCCAACAGCAAAAACAAATAACACGGCTGTAGGTCAAATCCACTGGAGCGGATACGATGGATCGTCTTATCAACAGCGGGCAAGTGTGTTGGTAAAGGTTGATGGAAATGTATCAAGCGGCAATGTGCCTATGAGGCTGGTTTTCCAAACTGGATCAACTAGTAATCCAGAGAGAATGCGTATATCTTCCTCGGGAAATGTTGGCATTAATACGTTATCAGATCCAGCAGAAAAATTAACAGTGACAGGCGGTAATATCCTAGTAAGCAATACAAGTGGGTTGATGCTGAGAGCTGGCAATGATTTTGCAGGTATTGGATTTAACAGAAATGTTGAGACGGGTGCTATATATGATAGTACCATTGGAGCTTATCAGCTACACAATGTAAGCGGCGAATTTCAGTTACAAATGTATAATTCAACTGGCGGTTTTGTAGATTATCCATTTCATGTTGCTGTTTCATCTTGTGTGGGCATTGGACATGATGCGCCTACAGGCAAATTAGATGTTAAAAACAGCGGAGCAAGACATGAAGTAGCTATATTTAGACAAGACAATTCTAGCTATAACAACGACATAAAACTAGATCATACCAGCAGATCTGGTGACAATACACTTGTTTCAAAACGCAGCAATGGCGATCTGTGGTTATATCAAAATAATGCGACAAGTATTAGAATGTATAATCAAGGATCAGAAAGAGCTGTTTTTCACTACAATGGTAATACAGGAATACGCAGTAGTAATCCACAAGCAACACTAGAAGTTTACGGATTTATTCGTGCTGGTAAAAACAGTGCTAGATTAAATGCCAGTGTACACAGTTATAGTTCACGACATAATACTGTACGTACACCAGAAAATTTATATACTGGAATTACTAATTATGAACAAATCGAAGGCAGCGGTGCGGGCAGTGATTGGCTAACTGCAAGTAATCAAAGAGATAATGCCTATGTTATACTAGATTTAGGAGCTGCTAAAAGCATCAACAGAGCAGTTATCTATAATCAGAATGAGTATGAAGATAGCAAACGTGAAGTAAAAAGATTTATTCTTCAAGGCACAAATGATGTTAATAATGCCAACAGTTGGGTCACAGTTTTAGATGACGTAATGGGTAAGAGTGGAGGGCACGAACCAAACCCTGGATATAGTTTTAGAATACCTGCTGGTAATCAGACCAGTGTAAAAAATGATCCAGTGGATGACATCGAAGCAGTCAGTTATAGATACTGGAAATTTATTATGAAAGATTTCTGGGCTAGTGATGCTTATGGCGGTTTGATGGAAATTGAACTGTATGAATACGCTGTTTCGTCAGACGCTCGTCAAGATGAAATAAGTGCTAGTAGTATGGTTGCAACTGATGTATATGCACAAACACTAGCGGCTACTGGTGATATAAATTTAATAGGTCAAGCACAGGTAAATTACAATTATCATCCTGTACCAAGTACTATGGCACCGCACAGTATCCCAGGGCTATCTAGTTATTTAGATATGCAACACAGCTATAGATATCCAAGAAGTGGATCCGGTGTCGATAGATATACACTAGCAGATTTAGGCAATGAACCTATGAGTTGGACACTGCGTAATGAAGGCGCAGCTAGTCTCAGTAACTCTCATATGGTAAACAATATCACAGGTGTTGTAGATGGCAGATACTCGATGAAAACTGGTTCTAATGCAGCAGGAGGCGGTGTTGCAGCTACTAATCAAGATAGATACCACATGATGACATACAATGGTCCAGTTACGTTTGTTTGGATTGTTATGCGAGGAAACGGCGGCGGAATCAACAGCAATGAATCACTGCTAACGCAAAATACAAATGCAAGTAGTTATGGTTATCACATTATCAGACATTATCCAAGTTATGCTAACATATATAGTTATAATGGTCAAAGCCAAAACATATCTTATCCTTCGGGATACAGTACTGCTGTGGCCTCACAAAAATGGTATTTAATTGCTCATCAATATTGGGATGAGAATCAGCAGAGTATTACTTTTTTTGATAACAACTATCCGAATGGCAATCAACAAACCAGTACTGCTAACTATGATTGGAGATGGAATGCAAACGCAAATACTAGGAGATTAGTATTAGGCGGAAGTGAGTGGGGAGCATATGGCGAAGCTTGGGGACAAGGCAGTAGCAGTACCAGTTCGTACGGAGCTATTGGTGCTTTTATGTATTACAAAAACAGTCTATCAACATATGATTTGAAAACAATATTCGATTATTATAGAAATCATTATGATATGGGATGACACATAAATATGTGTAACAACTAGGATGTACACGTATGACCCTTAATAAACTCACATCAGATGCACTAGCAGATAATACCATCGACAATGATAGCATTGCCAATAACAGTATACCAATTGACAAACTCAGTAATGTAAATCTAGCTATTGCTCCAGAAGTATTAACAATTGATGTAGCGGCACCTGCAGCTGGGCAAGACACACAGTGGTTGTGGAATTGGCTTACAAGTAGTTTGCCTTATGCCAGACGTGCAATTACTAATAGTAATGAATTAAATGTACCTCTATACAAGCAAGGTACTTACACAGTAAATAACTTTGCCAAAACTCAATACGGTAGTATGACTCAAGCACACACAATACATTTTAAATGGATTGATGGAGCAGGTACACAAAACAATATCAGCTGGGTTACTGATCAAGGAACATTCACTGACAGTCATCCAGATATAAACGGCGGGTCAGATACCACTGTTCAACGTTTGAGTATCAGTGTTCCGAGTGTGGTAACACCGCCTACTCTCACTGCTCCCAGTGTAACATATGGAGTAAGTTTTGCTAACGCAGGTGCGTATACCTTTAGTGGTCCGAGAGACGGAGATAATCCAAACATCGGGCCGTTGCGCAGAGGCGGCACGTACACATTCAATGTAAACGCAAGTGGGCATCCTTTTTATTTTACAACTGACAATGGCACTAACTTTAGTGCAGGCTCATATTTTGGTGAATATACTAGTGGAGTTACCAATAGCAGGACTGATAGCGGCACTGTAACATTTGTTGTTCCAGCAAATGCTCCTGACACACTATATTACCAGTGTGGTAATCACAGCTCAATGAGAGGTGCTATTACTATCAAAGATCTGGCAGTTGAAACAAATATTAACGGCAACTATGTGGTGTACGCACAGCACACACAAGAAGGACACAAAACACCAGTTGAACTAAGACCTATTCCAAGTTTGGTTAATCAGATGTGTATTGTTTATGATGCTACAACCGGACAGTTTGTTCCGCAGGATTTAGCAACCTATGTTGAAAATACTCCCTCATTTGAAAACAAAATCCGTGAAGTCGCAGGCACAGCAGAATTAGTTGTTGAAGACGGAAGTGCAGTTGTTGCTAAGGTTAATGTTTATGCAGACAGTACGTATCTGCCGCTAACAGACAACAATGCAGGTGATCAGGCATTTGCTACTGACACAAATAAATTGTACATTTGGGATGGCAGTGCTTGGCAGCTTGCGGGTGCAGCCAACACAGGCGAACTATCCGAAGGTACAAACTTATATTTTACAAATGCGAGAGCGGATGCACGAGCCCAATTAAAAATTGATGCACTCGTAGACAGCGCACCCGGAACACTAGATACACTGAATGAATTGGCAGCGGCATTGGGAGATGATGCTAACTTTAGTACAACAGTTACTAACAGTATTGCAACTAAACTACCACTTGCCGGTGGTACAATGACTGGCAACTTGTTTTTAGATCATAATGCTAACCTTAATACTAAACCGTTATCGATAACTAACTCAGGAGTTTCCGGAACAGGCAGTTTAAAATTTTGTGTACCGGCTAGCCCTACTGCTTTTGCAAGTGGGTCAACAGTTGGAGATATTGTTATTAGAAATGAAACTGCCAACGGATCTATAATAATAGGTGCTCAAGATGATGTGCAAATTGGTGCTGGCGGCGGTGACTATGATACACGAATGATAGTTAACTCTGCTGGTAAAGTAGGTATTGGTACGACTAGTCCGTCAGCACCTCTAACCATTGGCTCAGGAGCAACAAGCCGCGGCTCATATTCAGATTTGTTAATTGCTCCAGGTGGAGATAATGCTCAAATTGAAATGTGGGGAGCAAATACCAGTTTTGCTATAAGTCTTTTTGATAATGATAGACTTGGAATATATAGTAATATATCTGGTAGTTGGAACGAAAGCAGAGGTATCAATATAAGAGACAATGGCAACGTTGGTATTGGTACAACGAGTCCAAACAGAAAATTAACCATTGCTGGAGGTGATAGTGCAAAGATAGCTTTTGTTGGCGGAGGCACTCAGAGTTTGTATTTTGGAGATGGCGCAGGCGCAGCTGAGTATGCTGGTTATATACACTACTCTCATAGTGATGATCAAATGCGTTTTAACACCACAACAGATTTTGCTTTTACTGGTGGTAATGTTGGTATTGGCACCGATAATCCCACAGAACTTTTGTATGTAAATGGATCTAGTAGATTAGGCGGCGGCATAGATTATGGCACCACAGCTATTTTGTCTGTAGCACCTGGCACTATTAATTTTGATGCTTCGGGGGTAGTAGGAGGACGCTTAACAATTCAAGGATCCAATGGTAATGTAGGTATCAATAGACCAAATCCTGTTAGTAAATTGACTGTGCTAGATGGAGTCCCAGGTTTAGAGTCTACATCTGCTGGTAATATCAGTATTTTGTATAATGGCGGAGAAAACACTTATGACCGTGGCGGTGGTATTGACTTTAGACAAAAATGGTTTAGTTCGTCTACTGATCTGGTCAAAACAGGTATGATCTCAGGTATAAAAACATATGGCAATGGTAATCATGGAGGCGGCTTATCTTTTTATACAAAACCACATAACGGTAACAATTTACAACAAACAATGGTATTGTCAGGCAATGATCGCATGGGTGTTGGTACACAAAATCCCCAAGCAAAATTGCATGTAACAGCACAGACTGCAACTAATGTAGGCAGTGCAGGCAGTATCGATGGAGGATCTATAAACACATCTACGGGAGATATTGTAACTGGACGTATATTTTGGGAAGGTCATAGTGGTAGTGGAACTAATGTGTTTGGTGTGAACAATGAAAGTGGGGGACTTGTATTTTATAATTACAGTACTAATCGTTATCAAATAGCATTTAATAATGGACAAAACATTGTGTTTGGACAGCAAAGTGCCACAGGAATGTACAATGGTACAGGATCTAACGGGTTTGCAGTTGCACAAGCAGGCAATGGCGGACAATATGTGCCTATACAAAACACAAGTGATAGCAATCTTTATTTAAGTAAACACAGCTCTTATACTGATGCAAGATGTATTCAATTCAGTATTGGCGGAGCAACAAAAGGCAGTGTCACAGTAGCAAGCACAGGAACAACTTACAATACTACATCAGACCTGAGATTAAAAACAGATATTAAGCCAATCGAAAACGCTACAGATAAATTACTTTCAATGAATCCAGTAGAACACAAATGGAAAGCAGATCCCAAAGATGATGCTGTACACGGTTTTATTGCACAAGAGATGAAAGAAATCATTCCAGAAGCTGTTTATGGAGATCCTGACGGTGATGAAATGATGAGTATGGATTATGGTAGAATTACACCAGTTATTGTTGCTGCATTGCAGGATGCTCTTAAAGAAATAAAAGAATTGAAAGCACGTATTAATGAATTGGAGAGTAATAAATGAGCGATTACAGTCTGGGACCAGAAGGACTAGCTTCAAATATAGGTAATTTATATGAACAAATGCCTATGGTGCTAGCTCTAGGAGGAAACACATACAGTTATACAAACACCGGAAACGGCACATCATATGAATGTAGAGCAACAAAAATAGGAACAGGCGGTTCTGGAGAGTTTCATATTAATGCTAGATTACTCAAGCAGGGAGATTTGAATTACAGCAATCAAATTGTTGATATAAGATTTGAATGTCACTGTTGGGGTCCACAGCCAACCAAATATAATTTATATTCTAATGCTAGTAACTTTAATGTTGCTAACAGTTATCTTTGGGTAGACAGCAATAGAGACATTTGGTTCTGGAACTCGTATCTCTGGAGTTTGTATAATCGTATTATAGTTTATAGTAAAGCTAACTTTACGTTAGATTGTTCTACTACTAGAAGCGATATGCACACAAATGGTCTGAGTAATAATTATAGCGGTCAAACAAGATTATTAGTAAATAACACCACTACAATTAATACAGAAAATACGTTTGGGAGTTAAGTATGAGTTCAGAATATACAGAATGGGAAATACAAATGGCAATGGAAGCACATCAGTGTAATCGAGAAGATGCCATATCAACATATGCCGCCCAAGTAAGAGCCTATAGAGAATCACAACGTCCACAATTACAAATGGAACAATTAAGGCAGATGAGAAATCAAAAACTTGCGGCAACGGACTGGTGGGTATTGCCTGACAGAACCGCCACAGATGAACAACTAGCATATAGACAAGCACTTAGAGATATTACTGATCAATATACTTCACTAAGTGAAGTTGTATGGCCAACACCGCCTGAATAAACATAAATATGTGTATGCAGACTAGGACACACACATGCCATTGAGTAAAAATTATGAGTTAGGCACACTAGCCAACACACTAGATATAGATCAAAGTACAGGTGAAATTACATCTCTTACCATTGACACTGATGTTGTTAGTGAAGGGGCAAATCTTTACTTTACAAGCGAACGAGTTGATGACAGAGTTGCAGCATTAATTCAAGCTGGTACTAATATAACAGTAGCATATGATGATGTATTGGGCACACTTACTATTAGTGCATCAGATACAGAAGATGATCTTAGTAACAATACTACTAGTGACCTAGCAGAAGGCACTAACTTATATTACACCAATGCTAGAGCTGATGCTCGCATTGCGGCAGCTAGTATAGATGCACTCACTGATGTTGACATCACTACAGCAGCGCCAAGTAATGGTCAGTCGCTGGTTTGGGATAATGCTAATAGTAAGTTTATACCCGGAGATAGTTTTAGTCAATCAGATTTTGATACTGCATTTGCAGCTAAAAGCACAACTAATCTAAGTGAAGGCACTAACTTATACTATACAGATGCAAGGGCAGATGCACGTATTGCGGCAGCTGACACAGATTCACTTAGTGAAGGCAGTACAAATCTTTACTATACAGATGCTAGAGCTGATGCAAGAGCTCAATTAAAAATAGATGCACTAGTAGATAGCGCACCCAATACACTGGATACTTTAAATGAGCTAGCGGCGGCATTGGGAGATGATGCTAATTTCAGCACAACTATAACAAACTCAATTGCAACTAAATTAGCAACTGCAGATTTCAATAGTACCTTTGACACAAGATTAGGTACTAAAAGCACAACTAACCTAACAGAAGGCACCAACCTTTATTATACAGATGCTAGAGCTGATGCTCGCATTGCACTACAAGCTGGCGCAAACTTAGATCTAAGTTCTAAGTCAACAAGCGATTTAACTGAAGGCACAAACTTATACTACACAGATGCAAGGGTTGATGCACACTTAAATCAATCAAATCCAACCAGTGGATATGTACTAAGTTGGAACGGAAGTGATTATGCTTGGATTGATAACACAGGCTATACTGCATTCAACACAGATTTTGACACTAGACTAGGCACTAAAACAACAGCTGATTTAACTGAAGGTTCTAATTTGTACTACACAAATGCCAGAGCTGATGCTAGAGTTGATGCAGGATTCACAGCAAAGAGTACTTCAGATCTGTCAGAAGGCACAAACTTATACTATACCAATGCTAGGGCTGATGCACGTATTGCACTACAAGTGGGATCAAATTTAGATCTTAGCAGCAAAGACACAAATAGTCTAAGTGAAGGTAGTAACAATTTATATTATACCAATGCAAGAGCAGATGCAAGAGTTAATTTACAAACAGGATCAAATTTAAATTTAAGCAGCAAAGACACAGATGATCTAAGTGAAGGTTCAAATAATCTGTATTTTACAAATGCTCGTGTTCAGGGAACAGCTATTAATGCTGGTAGTTTGCGTGGTAGTGTAAACAATGCAACTGTGCAATACGGAACAAGTTATAGTGGAACACCTGCACAAGGTAGTTTCTTCTTTGATAGTTTAAATGCTAAATTAAAAGTTTACAACGGTAGTGCATTTGTTGATGCTGTTCCCGCCAGTGGCGGCGGTGGCGGTGGCGGCGGAGCAAGTGATGCTGTTGCTACATTTAGAAAGTATACATTTGATATCAGTAGTACAACCAACAGTGTTAGTGGCAAAGACAGTATAGTGGTAACAGCAGGCAACTTTGTTACTGGATATCAATATGAAATTATCAGTGTAGGAACAACAGACTTCACAGCTATTGGAGCAAGTGGTAATACTGTTGGAGTTACCTTCACAGCCACTGGAGTAGGAAGTGGAACTGGTACAGCAGGACACGTACTTAACTATGCAACAAGTAATCAAAATGTAGAAGTTTATCGCAATGGTGCTAAAATGGTCGAAGGCAGCAGTGATGACTATGTTGCTTCAACAGGTACCAGTGTTAACTTTACCTATAACTTACAAAGTGGAGATGTAGTAGAAGTACAAGTATACGAACTGTTAACAAGTGATAATTATTATCTCAAAACAGAAACATACACACAAACTGAAACAAATAGTCAGATTAGTACAGCGGTAGCAGGTTATTTGCCACTCAGTGGTGGTGTACTCACTGATGATCTCGCAATAAACAACGGCTCGCCGGAACTGTATTTTGGAACAACTGGCAATCATTATAACTGGAGAATAGCTGCACAAGAAGCAGTAGATGCGGCATTTGAAATTGCTGTAGGATCTCAAGATACAGATTACTCCAACGATACATACACACCAAAACTTGTAGTAAAATCCGGCGGTAGTGTTGGTATTGGCACAAATGGTCCAGAATCTAATTTACATGTTCGCAGTGCAGCTGTTAGTGGAAAACATCTAGACAGTAATACTGATTTATTAGTTGAAGGAACTGATACTAGACTACAAGTTATGGCTAGCGACGGGGGAGCTAATGGATCAGTTATGCTGCTTTCTACTGAAGATCATCACTGGATACATCATGCTCATGCAACTAGTGCAAGTAACATGTACTCACTGGGGTACTACAACAGTAGTGCAAGTGGATTTGATAGTGCTAACTTATCTAGTGAAATATTAAATATAACAACTGCTGGAAACGTTGGTATTGGTACAACTAGTCCTGGTTATTTACTAGACTTATACGGTAATCCTGGAAGTAGTGCTGGATCTCTCTTAAGATTAGAAAGCTCTATTACTGATGATAATGGTATTATCCACGAACAAGCAGATGGAACAAAATGGTTTACTGGTCAGGAAACCTCTAATCCTAATGATTATGAGTTTTGGAACTACAATGGTTCTACTTGGAGCGCTCGACTACACATAGGTACAGATGGCAACGTTGGTATTGGGAACAATAGTCCTGGTGCAAAATTAGATATTGCTGGCGGCAGTGTCCGAATGGATTCTGGTTATAATGTAGAATGGGGAAATGGATACGGTGGTGGTAATCCAGCTATATGGGCAGGCACAGCTAGCGATTTAAGTAAACTGAGATTTGCGCCAACCGGTAATAGCGGTGGCATTGTAATGGAAATGACAGATTCCACTACATACATTACATCTAATGTTGGTATTGGTAAAACGAGTCCAAACACTGTTACTAACTATAAAACATTACACATAAACGGGACTGTTGGCAGTCTAATAGATATGGGAGCAAGCAATCTAGAATCTAGAATAGTGGCTGATACAAATGGACTAGGATTTCAAGTAACACCGGGATCTCACACTTATCAAAATATTAGATGGAAAGCAGGTCAAATTAATGGTGCAACAGATAGTCATATGCTTCTAGATTCAAACGGTAACGTTGGTATTGGTCACACTGATCCTAGCTATGCAAAACTTCATGTTAGAAATGATACTGCTGGCGGTAATGATAACTTTATACTAATGCTACAAAATACAACTACAGTTGCTGATTCTCGCTCTGGAATTATGTTCTCAACAAATAGTGGACAAGGTGCTGGTAGAGATGGAGCAGCCATTCAAGCATCAAATAACGGAGTTGATGGTAGAGCTCATATTACTTTTGGTAATGTAATAAACAATACGTATGAAGAAAAAGTTAGATTTACAACTGATGGTAACGTCAGTATTGGCGCTGGCGGTGCACCATCAGAAAGATTACAGATTGGCGGTAACATTAGAGCAGGTAATACTGGCTCAACAACCTCATTTGACGGTGGCGGGAACGATAGATACATTGGGGTATCATCACTTAGTGGTGGTGACGCAATGTTTATTGCCCACGCTTCTGGTTATGGTGTAGGATATTTTGGATATGAACCAACCGATGATAAATTGATTATTGCTTGTGATAATGGTGGCGGTAATAATAAAATTGATTTTAGTCTTAATGCAGGTACAAATGCAAATGGAGCAACCGATAACTTAACAGGTGTGCATGGAGATCCTGAGTTGAGGATTAGCAGTAACGCACACATGGTTCATGTTAGAGGTGATACTGCTGACACAGGAACTAGTGGTGGTTCTAAGGGACTTTCAATTTATACTGGAGGTGGGACTAGTTGTCCAATCTATTTTGGATCTGAAAGTAACTCTGCTCAAAAATCTATGTATATGACTGGCTACTGGATTTACTTACGAGGACACCAGAATGAAGGTATTAGATTTGTATTCAGTCAAGGTGCAGGGAGTGCTCCAAGAAGTGATCAATATCAATTCAAATACAATTCAGCAACTAGACCAACAGGCAACACAACCTGGGACGGATTCTCAGATTCAAGAGCCAAAGAAAATGTACAAACACTGACCAATGCACTGGATACTATCAGTCAACTAAATCCTGTAACATTTGACTGGACCAATGACTATGCTGACAGTATGAACATGTTTGAAATGGATAAGACAGATCCAAAAAGCTATAACTGGACTAGTGTAAAAGAAAATGGGTATGACCTTGATAGAAAAACAGCTCAGGTTGGATTTATTGCACAAGAATTTGAAACAGTGTTCCCAAAAAGCATCACAGAGCAAGAATTAGAACTAGGTGATACAACAATTGAAGACTTCAAAACTGTTAATTATGACCATCTTATTCCAACATTAACAAAAGCAATACAAGAACTTAAAGCAGAGAATGATTCTCTAAGAGCAAGGTTAGATGCAGCAGGGATAGAATAATATGGCAACTAGAGCAAAAGAACTTAGTGACTTAGGAAATTCAGGACATTTAAATGTTCATGATGACGGAACTGTAACACTAGAAGGTGGTAACGTTGGGATTGGAGTTATAGATCCAGACAGTGCGCTTGAGGTTCAATCGGCTTCGAGCGGCAATAACTCATTGCATATCGCCAATACAAGTTCTACTGGATACGGCGCAAAATTTCTAGGCGGTGGTAACACTGCTACACGATACATTGCAGATTTTCGTAATTACTCTGGTGTGTCAAAAGTTAAGATTGACGGTGATGGCAACGTTGGTATTGGTACGACGACAATTACAACATCTACATTAGGAACTAATAATAGATTTTTAGAAGTTTCGGCAGGAACAAACAATGGTTCTGGTACTTTAGTTTTATCAAGAAATACAAGTGCGGATAACACAGAAATTGGTGGTATTCGTTTTGTAAATCAAAACAATGCAGACGATACAAATTTAGATGCAGACGGAAAATTTGTTGCAGCTATCTCAGTAAGAAGTAAAACTAGTGACAGTAATGCTTCTGATGATAGTGGTGCTGATATGATCTTTTACACAAAGCCTGAAGCAGGTAATTACACAGAGCGTTTGCGCCTCCAATCTGGTGGCAACGTTGGTATCGGAGACTCTACTCCTACAGAAGGAAAGTTAGTTGTAAGAGGTGATGCAAATACAAATGGATTATTTGTAGGTGGAAATTCTACAACTGGTCAAAGCTATGGTGCATTAATTAATGCTGGTACCAACTCAAGTGATGCAAACTTTAGATTGTACGATCAATCCGGATCAACACCTTATCTTTTTGTTCGTGGCGATGGCAACGTTAGTATTAATACAGCTACCCCTGATATATTTAATTTTAGAATAGCAACAGATAGTATACTTTCCGGATCAGACTATTCTTGGCCTTTTGATATTACAAGGGCTGGTCAAACTAACAGTAGAGGGTTTTCTATTGGTCAACAAACAGGTAGCGGAGTAACGGCTCTTGGAAATCATAATGGCGATATGGCATTAGGTCATACATTTGGCTCTGATTCAAATAGCCAACCTATATTTTATGAAACAATGCGAATTAAACATATTGATCAAGATGTTGGTAGAGTAGGTATAGGAATCACTTCGCCTACGGTAAAACTAGATGTTAGATCATCCGAAGATCCATCTGATGGCACAATAGTTTTTTTGAGAAATGAAGTCGCCTCTGGAAATGGTGCATTTATACGCTACGATGTTAATAATGTCGGTGACTGGGCGATTGGTATTCCAGATAATCGTAATGCTTTCACTATTTGGAAAGATTCGGGTAATACTGGAACTGAATATTTTACGATTACTGCTGACGGCGGTGTTGGTATTGGTACAGATACAGTCGCAAATGCAAAGCTAGAAATTTCTGGTGGTGGTATTGATATTCAGGACTCTGGTTATCCGAGAGTGCGATTTTATGTGGGTAGTACATTCAAGGGTGGTGTTGAAGCTGTACAAAATGTAGGTTCTATGATTAGCACATCTGTTGTTAATGATTTAGCAATACGTAGTCAATCTAATATGTTGTTTGCAGCTGGTGGAAATACTGAGCATATGCGCATCAACTCCAGCGGTAACATTGGTATTGGTACAACTAACCCTTCTCATATATTAGAAGTAAGTGGAACGGCAGCTGATGGAACAGAATTACTTCATATAAGATCTGATGGTGATGTTGCAAATGGTGGTTATCATTGGATGTCTACTGAAATAGCAGGTTCACAATCTACCAATGCTAATATTATACATTTTATAGGTAGAGAGCTTGCTAGTAAAAACGGAGGTTACTTTGGGTTCCATTATGCAGGAGATCATTCTGACGATAACTTCATAACACTTGGCGGGTATGCAGCTGATCAGCTACTGAACATTAAGATGAACGGTAACGTTGGTATTGGCACCACTAGTCCTGACTATACACTTGTTGTTGGTAATAATTCAACATATCATACTCTTAAAGTTCAAGGCATTAATGCTAATTTAGGTGCGACTGTAAAATTTAAACATCATGGCGGCGGCGGCCGCACTGGTATTGATCCTGAATGGAATATATCTAGAGGATCAAATCAAACAAGTTTTAATACTGGTGTTACTTCTGGAAACGCATTAGTTGGGGGATTAGCGTTTTGGAATAATACAATTGGTGGTAGTAATGTTGATGCAATGCGTTTGAAAGATAACGGTGATGCTATATTTGGATACAACGTTGGTATTGGCATTACTAATCCATCAGCCAAATTACATACTACAGAGACTACCAGTAATACAATTTCCGCGGCAACTGCAGGTGTAAAGTTTGATGGTTCTGGTAATGATGGTTTAGCATTCGGTAATATGGCATCTAGTCCATATGCAAGTTGGATACAAGCTGGGTATTTAGCAGATGGTTATAGTCCAGCATTCAATAATGGTTATCCTATTGCGTTAAATCCAGTTGGAGGTAATGTTGGTATTGGTATAACAAATCCAACTGAAAAACTTCACGTAGCAGGAGTTATAAGATCTGAGGGATATGATACAGATTCTATTACTAGTTATAACATAACAGGAAGTTATACAGCTGGTACTGAATATGTTTTTACAACAAGGACTGCCATCAACAACCTGGGATACGGCAATGGGTTTTACAAGTTCCTTGTATGGTCAGACACTTTTCATGCAGGAACTAGCCATTATCAGTGCTATACACCATACGATGAATTTTATTTTAATAATTATGGCTCTAATGCTAGTGGAGTACAAACTATAAACTACGGTGTAAGTATGGGTCACGCTCCAAACACTTTTACTAGAGCAATAGATATTAAACTACGGCATAAGTACGGCGCTGATGCAACCTATCCCGCAAATCAAACATTTACCTTTGTTCCGGTAAATGGATTTACTAATTTAAATGGGAACGCTGGATATCATCTAAGAATATATTTATTTAAGGTAGGATAAAATGGAATTATATGTAGTATATGAAAAAACAACCGGAAATTTAATAGGCTTGTTAGATGCAAGTGTAGAAAATATTAGAACAGATCATTCTAATAGAATACTAGAAAAAGATGGTATTAGCTCAAACACTATAACTATTGAGAGTGCTGACACAGTGGTAATGCCATGGATGATATCAATGACTGGTGAAGTTGCATCTTATGACCCCGATGCAGTACCAGAAGAAGAACCTGAATTAGAAGCAGCTACTGTCTCTTAAAAAAATATTTGCACTTTATAAAAAACTAATATCCAGAATGAAAAATAGTTAAAAACTATCTAGCCAATTTGGTAAGTCCAACTTGTCTTTTTGTCTGTTGTATATTGTTGTAATTTTTTCAACCATCTCTGGTCTTTGTAGTACAACTCTTGCACCTCTGTGCAAAGGCTTGGGCCAACAGTCTATACTAACCCACGCATAACCTGCACTCTCATGATTACACTGCGGAATAAATTCTTCAAACACTGTGGTGCAAAATGTGTGATATGTAAACTTGCCATCGTCACTCAAAAACGTGTGCAGAGGATATACTTTTTCAATATCAGGTAATGGACCTAATTCTTCTTTGCATTCTCGCAACAGTGTTTCTATTGGGCGTTCGTTGTTTTCACTTTTGCCGCCCCAAAAACTCCAGGTGAGTGGATGACTTGTTTTTTTACTTCTTTGTTGTAGCATGATTCTGCCTGTATCCAAGGCTAGAAAACAGCATCCGCTTGCTTGTATCATTATAGGTATATGCGCCAAAATCCAGGATTGTATGTGCCTTCAAATGTGTTGACCCATTTGCTTCCTGTCCATTTTAAACTGTCTTGTGTTGTTGTGTTTGTGATGTACTGTACATCAGTAGTAGAACTTGCATCAAATACAATGTCCCAACTTGATCCGTTGTACTGTATAATGTCATTTTCTTTACCAGCACTACCGCCCCATCCTATTCCAAATGCAATATCTTTGGTAAGTAGATATCTGTCTCCAGTAGCGGCAGCAGTTAGTGTTCCATCACCAGGTGAATTAATTTGTGGATCGATTACTGCGTCTACTACACCTTGTGTGTTGCTGGGCACAGTGCTAGAATCTAATATAATATCTAATAGGTTTGCATTGGTGGTGTTTATTTTTATATTCCCAACAATATCGTTTGTAGTATCTGCAGGATCTGCTGTTTGTTTTAGTCTCAGTTGACTTACATCATCTCTGACTACACCAAACGGTTTAAGCACATTTGCCCAGTTGAGTGCAACAGAGTTATCATCTAAATTACTGCCATTTTGATTAAGCAGTTGTGCAGTGGCATTGCCATTATTGTCAATGTTAAACTTCATTTTGTACTGTTCTAGTGTAACAATTTTATAGCTGGTGAATAGAGGAGTATAGTTTTCTCCTGCACGTAGACTTTCTAATCCTTCGTCTGTTACATCTTCAATGTTGTCAATGATAGTGTGTATCACTGTGTTTTTAACAACTTTAGCAGGAGGATTAATTAATACAGGCAGTGTAAATGTCATAGTACTAATATCAATAATATCGTCAATGCCGCTAGGTATTGCTCTCATACTCCATGTGGTAGCAATTAGTTCTACGTAGCTGAGTGTACTCCAGTCCATTGCATTGTTGTTGGTGTGAATATTAAGTGTTGGATTGAATAATACTAGTATTTGTTCTAACAGTTGTAGTTTTTGTTCTGTGTTACTGGTCCACATGTCAACTTGCATAGTAAGTTGATAAGGCACAGGTTGATGTCTTTTAATACTGTATTGTTGTCCAACTTCGTTTTCGTAACTGTTTGTTTCTTCGTTATACTTTTTTTCATAAACTGGAACAGTTTCTTCGTATTGAGGAAATGTTCTCATGTTTGGGGCTGGCTCTAGTCCTGTTACATGACAACTAATAAACGGAGTTGTCTGCAACATGTTCTCTGAATTTTCTCTTACAATGTGTGCAGCCATTCTGCTTACATCACCGTAACGTACTGGTACAGTTTGATATACAATTTCACCTTCTTCGTTTACATGCATGGCTACTTGAAAGCCTGCAAAGATACGAATAAACTGCTGAATGTATTTGCGCAGTTGTTTGTCGTAGAAGTAAGGTACCGCTGTTATTTTTGAACTCTCATATGCCATAATTTTATACGTCAGTTGCTCCAGAAAAACTGTCTAATGTTTTCAAATATTCATAACATATTTCTATTAAATTTCCAGTACCTGTTATCGTTGGTAGTTCTGCATGATATTGTTGATAAAATATCGGATGCAAGTTATTTTGTCTAGCTGTCGCTGATCCGTAGCCTTCAACGGATATACTTACAAAATTATCAGATACAGATAATCCTGCAATTTTTAAATAAGCTTCGGGAGCCGCCATCCCGACTTGTGTTGCTTCTGCGGCTAATTCTTTTTGTAGTGCCATTATGCATACCTATTCATGTGTAATTTAATCCACGCTGTCCAGTGGATATTAGTTGATGCAACTCCGGTTACATCTAATATGAGACGTCGAGTTGTAATTGTTGTATCGACATCTGTTGAGTTAAGAGCAGACCCTTCACTGTGTATTACAGTTTTTGTAGTCGTTCCTGCTTGCGTTACTGCACCGTCGCTTGCAATCCTCCAAGCAGCAGATAAATCCCATACTCTTAATAAATTGTTTGTACTATCATTTGCTATAACTTTAGCGGTCATATATGCAAAGTTTTGTGTGTAAAAATATAGACCGTCTGGAACAAGTTCTAAAAAGTGTGCTTCACTACTGCTTTGGTTAAGTCCTTCTGAGGATATTGTGGCAGTAGTTGCATCTGTTGTTCTGCCCCAATACTCACAATATGCTGTCTGTAATGGTTGTACATTGCCGCCTCTAGCAAAAGCATGACTAGTAACAGAGCGTCCTCTACTTACACTAAACCCTCTAGTTCCGCATTTACTTCCTTCTCCTATTACTACACCATACTGACCTGTAGGCGCACCACCCCCGCCGCCAAGCAAGTTTATACTATAGTTAGAAGAAGCATTTGAGTCATAACCTACAGCCATTGATCTAGTCCCGTTTGCATAGCTATTTTTTCCTATAGCAATTGCTTCTGTTCCGCTTGCTCTCATGCGATTACCTAGTAGTATAGATTCTGTACCTGACGCTACTTGGTTTGCATTCGTTCTATATATTCCTAAATCAACGGCACTAGCACCTCTAACATTTCCACCTGTAGTTCCGCTGTCTGGAATTCCCAACATAAATGCACCAGTTCCTTTAGGAACAATAGCTGCACCTGCGTTTGTACTACTACTGTTTACACTTAAACTGGCTACATTTGTTGTGTCGTTTGGACTTGAAGTATTGTCTGCTGACGCAAAACCAGTTACGCCGCCGCCACCTCCGCCTACAGCACTGCCGTCTAGTAATAAATTTGTTCCGTCGGAGCTAAGGGTTATTGCTCCGCCAGATCCTGTGTTGTCTAAATTAATTGATCCCATTAGTAAATAACCTCCGTTGTGTTGACAGTAGCTACCCACCGAATAGAGTGCGATGCTTCTCCTGTTACTGTAATCGCCACAGCACCGTTTGTTGTGTCTGCCGAGAGAGCAATACTCCAGTTAGTTGCTCCTGCGCTTTCACTAATCCTATTGATGTTATAAGAACCAAGGGCTGTTGTAGAAGCACTTCCTGCTCTTACTGCACCACCTTTGATTTCCCATACAGCAAAGTCATTTGTGCTTGAGCTATTTTCACGAGCAATTACTGTACCTGTAAAGCCGTAAACTGAGTTGTTAGGTAGGACGACTTGGTTGCTTGAACTAGGGGTTGTCCATTCATAATCGGTTACAAGTTTTGTTGCAGTTGCATCTGTAGTAGAGTTAGCTAAAACATAGTTACCTGCCTGTGTAGCACCATCCGAATTTGTTAGAGGATAAGATGACCACGCAACTTTACCTCTTACATTTGCATGTGCAAAAGCTCCTATAGCTACTGATTGGTTTTGTTGTGCGTAACCACCTGCCATAGCAATAGAAGAAAGACCTGCTGCGGTACTATCTCTGTTTGCTAAACCATTGTAACCAGCAACAGCAAAAGCTGAAGTACCTGTTGCCCTAGCTTGAACAGATGTTCCAAAGTAACCGCCTAAGGCAACGGCACCAGAGCCAGTAGCATAAGCAGAGCTACCAATCGCTACCGTTTCTCGAGCAGTTGCTTCTGCATTAAAGCCTATAGCAACTGAACCGTTTGTAGCACCTGTTGAACTACAATTTTTTCCTATAGCAACAGTGCCTTCGCCGGTGGCTTTTGAAGTTTGCCCTATCGCAATAGAGTTAGAACCGGTAGCGCCGTAACTAGAACTGCTATTTGTAATTTGAGCGGCAAAAGATCTAGAACCAGAAGCTAGTCCACTGCCTAATGCTACTGCACCATTACCTGTTGCGTTTACAGTAGCACTAGCGCCATTGTATGAACCAATGGCGACAGAACCTGTAGCAGATGCTGTGCCTAACTGTCCAATACAAACTGCATCATTTCCACTTGCATTGTTGGCATTACCTATCGCAATACTTCCAACACCTACATCGCCACCCTGCAAGCCTCCTGCTAGTCTGTCCTCACGAACAACAATAGAACCTGTTAACATTGTAGATTGGTAAGCGTTCAGTTGACCATCGCTGTCGCCACCTGCAGGGCTTCTTGCTAACCTAATTCGATTGCCGCCGTACATTGTAGCATTGCCGCTTCTGTTGATAGAAGCACCACTATTGTTTGTAGTTATGTCTATTGTTACTTTGCCGTGATTAAAAGTGTTTGTGTTTAGCGTTTCAATATCAACAAACCAATCAGCATCCAAACCGCTCAATGCAGGAATAGTAATTGTAATTCCTGACGTTTCAGTTTGGATTAGCTTGCCCTTGTCGCTGTTTGATAAAGTTGTGTTGGATGTAATTGTTGTAATGCTTTGACCGCTGCTACCGCCGCCACCGCTAGGAGTAGCAAACGTAACAGCACCAGACCCATCTGTGGTTAGTACTTGTCCATTTGTGCCGTCTGCTGTTGGCAATGTATAAGCATTGTTTACACTTACTGTGCCAGTTGTCTTAATACCTGTAGAAGTCGTTTCAAACTTCTTAGCACCATTGTAGTAAAGATTTACTGCACCAACAGTATCAAAATATGCACTTGTTGTACTGTCTGCAACATTCTTAATATAGTAAGCATTAGATAGTGTTTTTAGTGTGCCTGTTCCACCGTCTTTAATAATACTTTCTGTGCCACTGTGATAGATTTTAAGATCATCACTGTTACCAAAACGTGCTTCTGTACCATCTTTAAAATGCCAATGCCCTAACGCCATCCAATCAGTGTCATAGCTTGTACCATTAAAGGTAATATCAGCGCCGCCACTAGGAGTAAAAGTTAGCTTGCTAGAATAATCAATATGGTTGTCTGTAGCATCATGATAAATTTCTAAATCATTACCCGCACCAAACCTAGCTTTTGCATTATCACTAAAAGTAATATTATTGCCATTGGTGTCAAGAGCGCCACCTAGTTGAGGGGTGGTATCGTCAACTAAATCTGATATACCTCCGCCACCACCACTAACAGTACCAAACTCTAGTGCAGTTGCACCACTGTTCATTCTTAGTACTTGTCCGGCTGTGCCTTTAGTACTCGGCGCTTGATATGAACCGTCACCGCCTAAATGAGTAAAATTTGCATCTAATTCTGTATTAGTTAATGCTGAACCTTTTCCGCTACGAGTTGTAATTGTCATTTGTTTTTCCTAGTCTGCGTTACATATATTTATGTATTATCGCTTTAGGTTTAATAACTAGTTGTAGTGCGCTTATTCACCCACGCCTACGTGTTCTAACACGGGGATACATCAATCCTGTTGCAGGACGAGTGTTTACGTCTTTGTTGTATGTGTTGAACGCCATATTACCTGATGTTTGCCTGTGATTTTTCCACAGCACAATCCTATCAATGTCTGAACCATCAAGGCTGACCTTTGTGTCGGTATTTACCAATACAGGATTTTGCTTTGGTGCTGAACTCTTATATGGGTGACTCACAGGTAAACTGCCTGTTTGAGCCCACTTGTGAGCAAGGTATCCTTCTATGCGTTCTACGTGGCTGACATCTGTGCCACCTGTGCCTGGCAATCCAGCAAAAGTAAGGAACTCTGCCATTCGACCTTGCATTCGTTCGTTGGCTCTATTGCGGAAGAATCGCAAATCCAAGTTGGTGTTTAGTGCGTTATCATAGTCATTCACAGGTGTGAAAGCGTTGGTTCCGTTTACCCTTACAGCAATCTGGTTGCCTGACTTGTTGAATATGGCACATATGATAACCCAAGTGTTTTGTGCTATACCTGAATCAAAGTCCTGTTTGTTTCCTATAGTGCTGGATATT